AACATGGGCAGACCTGTGAACTAGTTCTTCACCCAGCCAGTACTCAACCCAAGTTGTCAGTTCATTCTCATTATCGACTGTACCTTCCCGCTTTTCAAGCAAGGAATCATCCATATCGCCTTTGGTAGTAGTAACTATCAATTTGAACTCCTGATAAGCGCAGTGGTTGAAGTATTGGCTGGCATGGTGATTGTAAACGTAGTGGTTGAAGTTTTGTCAGACCCAAAGTCCAAAACCGCCACAGATTTATTACCCTGCGTGACGTTATAGATCAAAGCACACCTGGCAGTCAAAGCTGCTGTCCAAGACACATTGCTCCAATTTACATAGGCTACAGAGCCAGATGAGCTAATGGCTACACCGGTCATAACCTGACCGCCGGCTGTATAACCTGAAGCAATTACTTCATTGGTGCTACTGTAAACCGTAGTAGCCTCATTTAAGTCGGCATTACCTGTGTACAAAGCAATCTTGATCGTGTCTGTAGACAAGTCGTGAATGCCTTGGTAAAGCTCCTTTTTGAAGCTAGTGGTCTGGGTTTGGACAATAGACATTAACCTACCTCAACCCTAACTTGACCACTACGATAAGCGTCTTGACGCTCCATTCCATCGCCCAGGCGTTTAGCCAGCGCAATTGCTTGAACGTACTTTTGGTTATACAAAGCCATCATATCTTGCTCACCCTTCATGTAAGTGTAAGCCTCTACTAAAGCGCCGTATAACAAAACAGTATCAAAGTTATCACCCAGCCAAGTTTGCCCGCTTGATGCTATAGTAATGGACTCAGGATAATAGTAGTAGTGAAGCTCTGCGGAATAAGTTGTAGACGGTGTTGGGCCAAGAATAAAACTTAATTCGTTTGTTATTGTTGGCGACGGGCCTACTGTTGTAGTAGGGCCAAACAAAGCATAGTACTTAGGTGTTCCAGTACTTGTTGGGTTTGGATATGCCTCACGCATGAAGTTTACATCTTTGTTTAAAAGATATATGTAGTCACCGCCGCCATATGGAAACACGGCCAAAGAATATGGAGCCAGGAAATCATTAGGGCAAGAGAGGTACTTATTGCTGGCAGTAATCGTGCCTGTCACGTTCTTGCGTAACGAAGGAAACTGAACTGAGTTATAGATGCGCTGCTCTGCCTGCGTAATAAACAGGTTTACATCCACCGTTTGAAAGGTGTTCTCCGTGTAATCGGAAATCGCAACTACAAGCGCAGCGTAGTTCATGCCATTGGGCCCCTAGCCATCACGCCTTTAGTGGCCGCACCAGTACCACGGATTTTGATGCCGCCAGTCTTTGCCGGCGCCGGGCGCTTATTGCTATAACCATTTACTACCATATCCATGTTAGCGGGATCACTCATGTTAGGAGGCGTAACACTGGTAAACGCAGCAGGACCGCCAGACATGGTATGGGGCTTTGCGTAAACACTAGCTGGGCCAACTTCTTTGCCGCCCTTTTTCATTGTGTATGCCATAACTTACCCCTTTTGATTCATTGCGCGGGACATGTTTTTGCCGTACTTTTTACGGTCCAGGCTAGTAGGTCCACCTTTTTTCAATTTAAGGGTAGTGCCTTTACCGCCTTTGTGTTCTTGAGCATCATGTTGCTTGAACGCCTTTTTGATCATGGCTTTATCTTGAGCCATATCCATGTTTTCTTTAGCCATCATAAACTCCTATGAAACCGTTACCGTTACTGTGCCAACACTTGTGGTTCCAACCAAGTAATTAGGCGTTAAAACTGCATCAAACCCACTTGCCCCACCAATAGGATACCATCCCCATTGGATATCCCTGGATCCACCTGTTGGCGTTCCTTGAGCCCCATTTGTTAACTGCAACCCATTCAAGCCAGCCGCAACATAAGTCGTGTCTGGGCGTGGTTGGTATACAGCCTGGGGATCATTAACCGGATACATTCCCAACTGTAACTGCGGTTGATCAGGGTCCCAACATTCTTCACAAACTTTCAATTGATAGAGTTTAGTCTTAATAACCTCAATTTTCAATTGCTTTAATTTAAAACGCTGTCCACACCGATCACATTGGGCAATTGAATATTTGCCAGATGCGTATGGTGAAGTCATTACATGCCACCTCCGCCAATGAATGACATACGCGGAACTAAACGCAAAGTAGCTTTTTCGTGATCTTCACCGGCTGCAAGCTTGTACTGTTCTTCGTAAACAGATTTAAGCATATCCAGCCGGCCTTGCAACTCTGGGACTTTCATAGCTATATAGTAAGCCAACCCAGCCGTTACAGCAGGCAAAAACCTAAAATTCATATCAGCCGTTTCAACGCCACGGCCAGCATCTTCAATACGTCGTAGTCTGTAGTAAACAAACTGGTAAGTCTGTGAGCCATCAGGGGTTGGCCAAACAGTAACAGCAGGCAACTGAGGAACATTAACAGCTGTTAAAGTAGTGTGTGATGCTGCGGTTGTGTTGTTCTGCCCACGGAACACGCCACCTAGGGTATTCCCTGATATGTAGGTGTAGTAGATGTCTTCATTGTCCAGGCGAATATAGCCAGACCCAGCCAATCCAACCACAGTACTCAAGACAATTGAGGTATCTGTGGCCGTAATTGCGCCATTTAGTGTGGCAGAAGTTGGCCCGACTTCACCTGATAAACGCTGAATCCATACTTGGATTGGGCGTCCTTGAGTCAGTTTGTTAGGGATGGTTGCGTATGTAGATACGCTAATCCTGGTAATGCTCAAGTCAGACTGGGTAGATGCTACGTTTGGCTGGGTCCGAATCACATGATCCAACAGATCAATCGTGTCAGTTGGAAGAGCGTAGGTATTAAGACCCTGAGTTAAAGTAATGGTGCCAGTCTCAATGGTCCACATGTTTAGACCACGGTTAGCCCACTCTATGGTCATCAAATTAAGTGACCTACGCGCTGTACGCAAATCATAACCAGAGCGCATCTCGCGCCCAGCCCGTTCCCAAGCCTCTTCAGCAAGTTCTGTAAACTCTAAATTAAAGGCTGTGGTACCGGTAGTAGACATTACGAAGCCTTCATATTATCAATAAGGTTTGGGTAAGGTCTGCCAGCTTTTTTTGCCGAGGCTTTAGCAGCAGCTTTTTTTGCAGGGCTTAACTTTTTGTGGGTCTTTGATGGGTTTGGAGTATCCCACACTTCACCACCTTTAGCGTACTCTGTAAAGTCAGTGTTATCCCTGCGTGCTTTACGCACACCTTTAGGCATTTTGGACGGGGAGATATCCCCCATTCCTCGGCTTGCCATCATGCTAATCTCCTAGCAAATTTTGCCACGGGTCTTGCCTTTAGTGGCAATTCCATCAGCACGAGCAGAAGCAGATCCACCTTTAGCCATACGCTTAACTGGCTCATCTACAGGAGTTGAATCCGGGTAGATTGTATTATCAGGTTTAGGAGTAGGCTTAGGCGCGGGCTTAGGCACAGGTTTAGGCTTAGTCTTTTTAGCAACTGGCTCATCCACCGGAGTGGAGTCTGGGTATTCGTAATCTTTAGCCATGATTGTTCCTTAGCATACCTTGCCGCCTTTTTTCATAACAATGTTAGCGCCTTTAGTTTTGCCTTTTGTAGCAATTCCATCTGCGCTTTTGTGACCAGCTGCCAAGCCGCCGCCGGCCATTTTCTTGACGCCGCCACCTTTTTTCATGCCCATCATTTGCATGCGGTCCATTGCCATGTCTTTAGCAGAGCCTTCTTTCATTCCACGCTTTTCAACGTCTTTGCCCATTTTCTCAAACTTCTTCATCTTTGTAGCCATATCACCACCTTTAGAAAATTTGCGGCCTTTGTCCGCGTTTGCAAAATCTTGCCCCACGGACTGTGGAACCCCTACTTTTTTAGCAAACGATGGCGAATGAGCTATCGCTTCCATAAATCTATGTTGCTTTTTACTAGTTGAGGGCACTTCGTTGCTCCCTCATAAAAGTATCAAGCTTCTCATCCAGGCGATCAAGCCTAGCTAAAACTCGGTTAATGTCTGCATGCATATCATGTTTGGTCACAAACTTATCTGCATGTTCTTCACGGGTTTTACTCAAAAGAATACCCAAACGCTTTACTTCGTCGTGCGAAATCTTTACCCATAGCAGCAAAGCCGCTGATAGGAAAGATAAAAGGACGTTCCAGATTGGAAGTTCCACTTAGCACATCCTGCCTTTAGTTTTGCCACGTTTGGCAATTCCATCTGCGCGTTTAGAAGCGCTAACTACTTTACCGCCTTTTTTCATTCGAACATCTTGTGCGCCAAGTGCGCCTGCTAAGCCTTGACCCTTGCCTGCGGCTGCTGCTCCAAGCTTTCCAAGCGCTTCAGCTAAGCCTTGACCTTGACCACCTGCCATAGCCGCAGGTAATCCTGACATAGCTCCAGATAATACTGGCGCTTTGCGCATAGGCATTTCTTCGCCACGCATACGCATATTTGGTCTTTGCATCATAGGCATAATTTACTCCTTAACAGTTCCAAGCTTTTAACGATTTATTGATACGGGAATTTGGGTCTTTGGCCGTCTTCTCGCTGGTAAGTTTCTTCTTCATACCTTCCATCCTTGCGCAAAAAGAGTCGCGCCGTTTGCCGCCTTCTGGCTGGGGAGGTTTTAAGTTCATACCTTGCGCTTTGGCCGAGGCTCTCCCCTTGGCGTTTAAGCCGCCGCTGGGGTTCTTGCCTTCTTTCCTCTGCCATGCTGGACTCTTAGCCATTTGTGCCCTGTATGTTGTTTTGGATGAGTACCAATTCAAAAAAACCAGCAGCTTCATTGTTTGCCGCACCACCAATTGCCTCGCCTTGAATGCGAGTCTTTTCAGCAATTGAGAGAGGATAGGGAAATGGTTGGGTTGAAATATTGTTATTGGTAACAAGCAATGGGCCGGTACTGGCAATTCCATTTGTCCCCACAAAACGGGTTCTTGCAGTAATTAAACTGGTTCCGGTATCCTGCGCCAAACCAATTCGAGCAACAACCAAATACCCAGTATAGCCAGCGGGTACTGTGTATT